GGGTACGGGTCCGGGTCCGGGTCCGGGTACGGGTCCGGGTCCGGGGACGGGTCCGGGTCCGGGTCCGGGTCCGGGGACGGGGACGGGTACGGGTACGGGTCCGGGTCCGGGTACGGGTCCGGGGACGGGGACGGGGACGGGTCCGGGTCCGGGTCCGGGTCCGGGGCCGGGTCCGGGTACGGGGACGGGTACGGGTCCGGGTCCGGGTCCGGGTACGGGTCCGGGTCCGGGGACGGGTCCGGGTCCGGGTCCGGGTCCGGGGACGGGGACGGGTCCGGGTACGGGTCCGGGTCCGGGGACGGGGACGGGTACGGGGACGGGTCCGGGTCCGGGTCCGGGTCCGGGTCCGGGGACGGGGACGGGTCCGGGTACGGGTCCGGGTCCGGGGACGGGTACGGGTACGGGTAACAGATCACGCAACCGACTCCTGGCGAGTCGGTGTACTTTCCGAGGCATTGCCTCACCCGTGGCCACTGCGGTGAATCAGTGGCAGGCTTTCGGCGGTACTATCCACGCCGATTGCTCTGAGGGTCGGCCAGCCGGGACCATCCCAGCGTTCGAATCGCTGGACCCTCGCAGTATAGGCAGAGCCGGCGGGCCTGATAATCAAGGCCGGCACGCAAGCAACTGGAGGTAGAGACATGGCAACCGGCACGCGCGATGGTAGTCGCACACGGCTGGCAATCGATCGCACATAAACCCACACGACTGCGGAGCCACAAGCGTCAGTAGGGCGCGCCCGAAGCGAGGAAGCATACGAAGCTCTTCGCATCCCTGTGTGGGAAAGACGGCGGCTCAGGTTGCAACACCAAACGCAGTCCAAGTCCGCGTCTCCGACTCCGTCACATCGCGACTGCGACTGGTCCTCGCTCCCGGAGACGCGGCCGACTTTTCGAACAAAGGAGAACCGAACATGGGAAAGAACCTGCAAGCGCTCCCGCGCGGGGCGAGCAAAGAGGCCGCAGCTCTGGCGCTGATGGAAGACGAGCGAGAGCTGCGCGAGTTGCTCCGCGAAGGCGTGGCGGCCGTGGAGCGCGCAACCGAAACTCTGGCCACCACGACGCCACAGCTCGAAGCGTGGCTGACCAAGGCGAAGGCGGTGCTCCTGTGACATTCGACGACAAGCTCGCCCGCTGGAACGCTCGGCAGGACGGACCGAAGCAACCCAAGCCGAACCCGCGCGGGCTGTTCGGCCGCAAGGCTCGGGTCCCGCAGAAGCAATTCGAAGAGGAGATCACACGCGAGCAGTCAGAGCGACGTGCCGAGCAGGCGCTCGAGCTGACGTTCCCGGCGCCAAAATAGTTGTTGACGTTCTGGCGGTTTTCGTTCTAAATCGCATCTGTCCAGGCCCGCTGATTTCTTCCATTGAAGTCGGCCTTGCCATTCCCAACGTGGGCCTGGACAGTTCAAAGCGGGAACAGAGCAAGGCCGACTTGAGAGGATGAGACGTGTCTAATCCAAGAATATCGCTTGCAACGATTCCCGATGTTGTCGGGTCGTTTGCGAGCTACGACGATTTTCTGAAACGCAAGTTGCACGAAGGCGCCATGCACGGTTTCGAGCCTACGTGGATGCCGAGCATGTTGTTTCCGTTCCAGGCCGCCCTCGCTCAGTGGTCGATCGAGAAAGGACGTTGCGCAGAATTCGCAGATTGCGGACTAGGCAAGACCCCTATGCAGCTAACGTGGGCCGAGAACGTGGCCAGAAAGACCGACGGGCGCGTTCTTATTCTGACGCCGGTAGCGGTGGCATTCCAGACGGTTCGCGAGGGGAAGAAGTTTGGTGTAGACGTCACTCACCGGCGCGAAGGGATCGAGAAGGGTGCCGGATTCGGCGACCGCATCGTGGTAACCAACTATGAACGACTCCACTACTTCAACCCGGACGACTTTCAAGGAGTAGTGTGCGACGAGAGCAGTATTTTGAAGGGCTTCGACGGAGTTACCCGTGCAAAGGTGACGGACTTCATGCGCAAGACGCCCTACCGGTTGCTCTGCACCGCCACCGCGGCGCCAAACGACCACATCGAGCTTGGGACTTCGAGCGAAGCCCTGGGAGAGATGGGGGCTACCGACATGCTAAACCAGTTCTTCAAAAAGTCTGAGCGCGTGTTCACCAGGTCGGATGAGTATCGCTCTGGACTATACCGGTTCAGGGGACACGCGGAGTCTTCTTTCTGGCGATGGGTTTGCTCGTGGGCAAGGGCTATCCGCAAACCGTCCGACATGGGATTCGATGACGGTTCATTCGTACTGCCAGAGCTTACAGTAAACCAGCATCAGGTGACACCAAAGACGCGAAAGGCTGGATACTTGATCGACGTTCCTGCGGTTGGCCTCGGCGAAGAACGCGAAGACCTTCGCAGGAGCCTAACCGAGCGTTGCGAGATGGCCGCGGAGCTCGCCAACGCGCATGACCGTCCGGTGATTGCGTGGTGCAATCTCAATCCAGAAGGTGACCTTCTGGCCAAGCTGATCAAGGGAGCCGAACAAGTTTCAGGTAAGGATTCCGAGGAGCGTAAAGAAGAGGTGTTCTCTGCATTCATCAATGGAGACATACGAGGGCTGGTGTCCAAGTCAAGGATCGCGGGATTTGGGCTTAACCTTCAACACTGCGCACATCAGACCTTCTTCCCATCTCACAGCTATGAGCAGTTCTATCAGGGCGTTCGACGTAGCTGGCGTTTCGGGCAGAAGAAACCCGTAACCATCGACGTTGTAACCACACCAGGCCAAGACGATGTCGTGGCTAACCTGAAGCGAAAGAGCGACCAGTCAGACAAGATGTTCGAGCAACTTACCGCCATGATGCGGAAGGAACTTCGGATCGAACGAAAGAACGATCACACACAGAAAGTAGAGGCACCATCGTGGGCGTAAAGGACCAGAAAATCACAGACAGGTACGCAATCTACAATGCCGACTGCATCGAGGCGATGCGAGAGCTGTCGGACGCTAGCATTGACTTTTCCATCTACTCCCCGCCGTTTTGCGGTCTTTACAACTACAGTAGCGACGAGCGCGACCTATCCAACTGTAAGAGCTACGCGGAATTCTTCGCCCACTACGACTTCGTCATTGCGGAGGTCGCGAGGATAACCAAGCCTGGGAGGATGTCAGCTGTCCACTGCATCGACGTACCAGGAACCGGAAACGGAGAATCCGCACGCATGGGATCGGGTGCCAACGTCGGAACTGGGTTGATTGACTTCCCTGGAGACATCATCAGAGCGCACGAAAAGCACGGCTTTCAATACGTTGGGCGTCGCTGCATCTGGAAGGAGCCTTACGGTGTCCGTGTACGCACGATGGCCAAAGGGCTCACTCACATGCAGTTGTGCGACGACTCGACCCTGGCCGACGTTGCAAGCGCGGACTACCTATTGGCGTTCCGAAAGCATGGCGAGAACAAGGTTCCCGTACATCACCCGCTTGGCCTTGAATGGTACTGCGGAGAACGTAAGGTCCCGGTAGAGATCATGAAGTACCAACGGTGGGAGGGTAGCCAGCTCGAAAACAAGTACAGCCAATGGGTGTGGAGGCAGTACGCAAGCTCGTTTTGGGATGACATCCGAATCGACGAGGTGTTGCCGTACAAGGAGAGCAAGGAACCGGACGACGAGCGCCACTGCCACCCACTACAGCAGGACGTCATCGAGCGCGCCGTCATCCTGTGGAGCAACCCTGGCGAAGTGGTTCTGACTCCGTTCATGGGCGTTGGTTCGGAATGCTACGGAGCGCTTGCCAACGAGCGCAGAGCGATTGGAATGGAGCTCAAGCCGGCCTACTACAAACAGGCGGTCAAGAATCTGGAAGAGGTTAAGGTAGACCGACATACGAACCAGCTCAACCTGTTTGACTTGGTTACCGAGAAGAAACTCACCCCAGAGGAAGAGGACATTGCCATTGACGAAGACCGCCGCAAGAAGATGATCAAGAAATCTCACCAGGGCTGCTAGGCCAAAGGACCAATCATGAAACTCAATCGAAAGTCATTTCTCGAAGCACTCACGGCAGCTGCGTCGGTCATCAACAAGAAGTCGCCGCAGCCAATCCTTGCCGACGTCATGGCCCGCGTTGTCGACGGCGGGCTTGAGATCGTCGGGACCGACCTTCGCACGACGGTAGCAACGGTCATCGGATGCGAAGACCCGGAAGCGTTCTGTGCCCCCGCCGATGATCTTCGCGCCATGGTGGCGGCTCTCGGTGGCGAGGACGTCGCCGTCAAGGCCAAGGATGGTAAGCTGTTGGTGTCCAGCGGCGGGGCGAAGTTCACCCTGTCCACCGACAACCCGAGGGACTTCCCAGAGGTGGCATCGTTCAACGCCAGCTCGTCGGAAGAAGTCGACGCATCTGCGATTGCCTACCTGCTCGCTGGCGTCACGTTCGCGGCTTCCCTGGACGGTACGCGCCTGAACATCGCAAACGTGCGACTGGCGTGCGCTGGCGGCGTCCTGGAGTCGTCCGCGGTGGACGGTCACCGGCTGGCGGTCATGCGCTTGCCAGGTTCGGTCGACGGAATCAAGGAAGCGTTGTTGAGTGTCGAAGCGTCGAAGGCGATCCAATCCCTCATCGACGGCTCGGACAAGTGCAAGCTGGCCGTTGATGGGGACGTGATCCACGTTCGGTGTGGAGGGTCGACCGTATCGGCGAAACTCGTTGAAGCAAAGTCTCCACCGTTCGAGCAGTTCGTGGCACCGTCGACTTGGTCAAAGTCTCCGATGATCTTCGACCGAGAGACGATGGCGGCAGCAATCCGTCGCTCGCTTGCCATCCGTGGAACCGCGAAGTCCGGCGACCAGGATGGGACGCTGACGATGACTCTGGGAAAGCTTCGCATCTCGCGCGAGGAGTCGGAGAAGAGCGTAGAGGAGTCAATCACGGTCGACTGCAACCACTCATCCGTGGTCACGTGCAACCTTACCTACCTGGCCGAAGCGCTGGCCCACATCAACGGCGAGGACCTTGAGTGGCACAATGAGGGCGAACTCGACCCGATCAAGATTCGCAGCAAGGACGGGATGCAGATTCAAATCGTGATGCCGAAGCGGTTGTAGGAGATGACAATGAACGTGTCTACGAAACAGTACCTATTCGACCTTCTTGAAGAGGCCGAGACATGGGAGCGCCAGCAGGAGAGAATTGACAGCGGCAACCCGGACTCCAGCAGCGCGTCCCTGAACATGGCCATCGCGCGCATCAACGACGCGCGAAAGCTTGTCGAAGCCATGCCCGATAACCCGTAGCCATGGGACCGGCCCGGTTGAAACTTACGCTTGCGTCGCCGGGCCGGTTGTGGTTGGATGCGATCTATGCTCAAGCCCTCTGCAAAATCTCGCGCGTTGAAAGCGTCCGTTCCGCCGCAAGCCGGAGGCCTTGAGCAGTTGAAGGTTGGCGTAGAAGCGGACGCTTTGAGCGCGCGAGGTGATATCCGGTGAGCTACCAGACAGACCTTCAGCTTCCGCGCTGGCAGCGCAAACGGCTGGAGATACTCCAGCGCGATGACTTCGAATGCGTCCGGTGCGGAGATCGCGAGCTACAGGTCGTTGTCCACCATCGAAGCTATCACTTGCGCCCATGGGACTGCCCGGAGTTTGATCTGGAAACTCTCTGTCAGTCCCACCACCAAGATGAGCACAAGCGTCCGTTAGACGGTGGACCTACGTTATTCACTCTTCGCCAGATGATCGCGCGGGCGCATTCGGTTGGTAACTGGGACGAGGTGTGGAGACTTTGCCATCTGAGAAAGTTCGAGGAGTAGCATGGACTGGTCGAACGAACGATACGTCAGGTTGTACATACGGGACACGACGACGTGGAAGCTGCTACCGTGGCAGTCTAGAGCTCTACTGCCTCTCATCATGCGCAAGCTCGACCGGTCCGGAGTGATCGACATCGGAGACGATGGAGAAGATGGGCTTGCCGCCATCGTTGAGGTTCCGGTCGAATGGATGCGCGAGGGATTGCCGTCTCTCCTGAAG